GCAAAATCAGAACATCATAAAAGAGTATGCGCCGGCACTTGCCAGTGCAGAGTTTAGTACAAGCAGACTCGACTCAGCCGGAAGGCTTAGTTTTTCCCTCATAGAAGACCGAGACATAGCCATAAAAGAGGGCTCACTTGTTTACATGACTGTAGACGGCCAGCCCTTTTTTAAAGGCTATGTGTTCTCATCTTCGAGAAGCAAGAAGCGCGAAGTAAGCTATATTGCTTACGATCAGCTCCGCTACCTTAAGGCGAAGGCGTCATATACATTTATCGCTATGAGCCTGGAGGACATCATAAAGCGCATAGCTGCTGATTTTAACCTTAAGGTCGGCACTCTTGCTACTACAGGGTATAAGTTTCCGTCGCTGATAAAAGAGAATGAATCATGCCTTGATATCATTTTTGACGCACTTATGCAGACAACGATTCAAACCGGAAAGATATTTGTGTTTTATGATGATTTCGGTGAGCTTACCCTTAAGGAAGCAAAGAACCTGCGCTGGAACAGGCTTATAGGTACAGGCTCCTCTTTGTATGACTACACATACACGCGCGACATTGACTCTCAAACCTATAACCGTATCAAGCTGGCAAGACCTAACGAAGCTACCGGCCGTGCTGATACATACATAGTAGAGAGCACTGATACGCAAAAAGAGTGGGGCATCCTGCAGTATTACGATGTTGTAGACGAGGACATGAACGCGGCTCAGATTGAAGAGATGTGCCAAACATACCTTAAATACTACAACAAAGTATGGCAGACGCTTAAAATGAAGGCCGTGCCGGGGTTCCCAGGTATAAGGGCAGGCTGGGTAATATCGGTGCAGATAGATGCGCTCGACGTGGCAAACACGCAGCGCTTTTTTATTGCCGAAAAAGTAACCCACAAGCTCAGCGGAAACACTCACACGATGGATATTGAAGTTAAGAACTTTAACGAGGTATAAACTATGCCGGATCTTGTAACGGTTATAAACCAGATCATTCAACAGAATAGAGAAGAGTCTAAGCCTACAGACCTGGCAATAGGAACCGTAGAAACGGCATCGCCTTTGTCTGTAAGAGTAAGCACTGATATGGCGCCGCTCCCAGAGCAGGTGCTTCTTTTATGCGATTCTGTAAAGACCAGGAGTGAGGACGTAACGGCGTCGACTGCCTTTGCTGCGGCTCTTACAGCTGCAGGCATAAGCATTTCCGAGGGAGATGTTATAGGCAGCGTTGATGTGCAGAGTGCTCTAAGCGTAGGCGACAAAGTTATAATGCTCAGATGCCTAAAAGGGCAAGAATACATCATATTAAGCAAGGTGTAAGGGAGGCGATACAATGGCGGACTTACTACCTGCAGACGTGGATCTGCAAGAGCTCGACTTTGAGGATGAGTCCTCTAATACCTTTATAGCCAATACAGAAGCCGGGCAGATCGCAGGCGAGGACGGCGGCCTTGAGGCTATGAGGCAGGCCGTGGAGATCATCCTTACCACAAAGAGATACGACTACCAGATATACAGCTCTAACTTTGGCGTGGAGCTTGACGACCTGGTGGGAGAAGATCCGGACTACATAAAGGCTGTTTTTCCTACGAGAGTAAGGGATGCCTTTTCGATAGACTCCCGGATCTTATCAGCTCGTAATTTTACTTATTCTTTTAGCGGCGATAAAGCCACGATCACCTTTGACGTAATCACTGTGTACGGCACAGTAAACACGGAGGTTCAAGTATGATTGATTTATCCCAATTTACCAAAGAGTACATAGAGGAAGAGATGCTAAGCCAGGTAGATCCGGACATGGATACACGCGAAGGCTCCATGATCCAGACGGCCATTGCTCCGGGCGCATGGTTTCTTGAGGGCATGTATCTGCTGCTTAGCAAATTGCAGGAAAATGCAAACGTACAGACAGCAGCAGGCGCAGACCTGGATCTTATCACTGAGAGCCGCGGCATCTATCGTAAAGAGGCAACGGCAGCAGTAAGAGAGGGCACGTTTAACGTGGCGGTTACTACCGGAAGCACATTTAAGACCATAAACAACGAAGACTCCGTGATCTTTGAGAGCGGCGACTTTATAAGAATGGACGGCGCTAACTACGTTTATGAGCTTACCTGTCAGACAGCCGGCATAATCGGTAATAGCTACGTGGGAAATATCCTTCCTATCACAGCTATAAACGGCCTTACTTATGCGGTTATCGGCACTATCATCCAGGTGGGCGCAGATGAGGAGACCGATGCAGCTCTGAGGAACAGATACGAGGAGTCCTTTGAGGTGGCAGGCTTTGGCGGCAACATCTCATCTTACAGAAACACTATCCTGTCTATCGCAGGTGTAGGCGCCGTGCAGATTTATCCTGCGTGGAACGGCGGCGGCTCTGTGCTCTGCTCGATAGTAGATGATAACTACCAGCCGGCACAGCAGGCGCTCATAGATGCCGTGCAGACATACATCTGTCCGCCTGTAAATGCGCCTTCCTCAGAAGGCTACGGCATGGCTCCGATCGGTGCAGAGGTAACGATAACTACGGCCACAACACTAACGCTGGATATAGATTGCACGATCCAGTGGGATGCAGGGCATGGCGGTGCGTCTGACATCCAGGCTGTAGAGGATGCCATAGACGAGTACATCCAGAGTGCTTGCCTTACATGGGGCGATGAGGTGACAGGTTACACGATCAATTATAACGTCACTGTTTACATAGCTCGTATAAGCGCGGCTATCTTGGGCGTAACAGGCGTAGTAAACGTCTCAGGCGTAACTATAAACGGCAGCAGTAGCGACGTTGTTTGTACAGAAACAAGCGCACTGCAGGAGATGCCGGAACTGGGGACGGTGACTATATCATGATGGAACATACTACAGCTGATGATCTTGTCAATCTTCTCCCTGAGTTTTTTAAGAAAATACAAGAATATCCGGAGATCATGAAAGCATGGACCAAGGCGCTTAATGAAGCGGCAACGGTATCAGATCAGATCTGGAATAACTTTTACGTCCAGACATGCGACTCTGACACGCTGAGCTTTTACGAGGCGGTGCTTGGGATCACTCCGGGGCAAAGTGATGATATTGAAGTAAGGCGTGCCAGGGTTCTGGGACGTCTTTCTCTTACTATCCCTTACTCTGAGCGCAGGATAAGGGAGATCTTAGACCAGACTTTTGGCGATTACACGCTTACAGTGGACTACGCAAATCTGGAAGCAGACATGGAGCTGCATGAGTTTATGGAAAACGGCATGCTGCTCTTTATCCAGATGTGGTACGGCTTTGCTCCGGCACACATAGTCATAACCGTGCATGAAGCCATACAAAAGGACATCGAGGGCACTTTATACGGCGGCGGTGTTATGAACCGGACCGTATTTATAAACATATAGGGAGGTGTAAAAAGTGAGTAATTACAACGTGTATCTTACAGACGAAGGCCGCGCCTTCCTGGCTGATGTGATATCCCAGGGCGAGGGAATCACAAACGCCGTGATCTCGCTGTCGTCTGTAGTCAAGATCGGACAGGAAGCAGGCATAACTTATGCCACATTTCCTACGTCATTTCTTGACATAAACCCAGCTTCTACAGCCGTGATAGACTCCACTACGGTGCGGTTTAGCGGCATAGCAAGTAATGCCACGCTTGCTCCGGGCAATTACCCTGTGAGCACTATCGGCATCCTTGTAACAGCTACTAATATAGGCAATGCCTGCGTAGCTGTAGCCACAAGCGCAAACCCAGATGTGATCACAGGCCTTGAAGGACTTACGCCGTCTACTTATTCATACGACATCAATCTTACCATTGATGATACGGACAATCTGACAGTAGCTTACACTACATCCGGCGTGGTGATGGTTACGGACATAATCAATAACCTTACCAGCCCAGCTACTGATAAGCCTTTATCTGCAGCTCAGGGAGCCGCACTTAAGGCGCTGATTGACAATGCTGATAACTCGATAGTGGCTACAGTGGAGGAGTCCCCGGCTACTGCGGACCATGCAGAAGGCGATTACATCTACTACAACAGCACTACCTACGAGGTAACGGCAGCCATTACTATAGGCGACACGCTGACAGTGGGAACCAATATTGATGTACCTACGCTTACTGAGGGCACAGTAATCTTTATCCCAGATATAGGCATAAACAAGATCATAGGCGGCGTAGAGACTCAGATGGCCATGGCTCAGATGTCGCTGCTCAAGGATGTAAACTTTAGCTCCCTTACAGACGGTGACGTACCTACATACAATGCAGGTACCCAGAAGTTTGTAAACAAGCAGCCGGCTAAGTATAGCAATGATAACTTGTTCTTAAATAGTTGGTTTACTGTAAACCAGAGAGGTACTACAAGCGGAACAATCGTAGCAAATACATATTACCTTGATATGTGGAAATTTTCCTATGGCTCGACAGCAGGAACTTTTTCACTTGGCAGCAGCGGACTTACCCTATCGGCAGCAAGCGGTACTTACGCACAGTTTAGGCAGGGATTTGAAGATCCTTCGATTTTCAATGGAAAAACATGGACTATATCAGCCATGCTTTCTGATGGAACTGTTTATAGCGCTACGCTGACAAGGGTAAATGATACTATTCAAGAAAAGAACGTTGATACTAATCTTAAAATCAGGTGGGACAACAATAATGGAATCTTATTTATGGCTATGAGTGGCGCCTCATATACATTTAGAGCTGTAAAACTTGAACTTGGCTCAACATCAACACTTGCGCTTGATGTTGCTCCGAATTACATTACTGAGCTTATGAAGTGTAAGCGGTATTTGCGCGTATATGCAGCAGGCTCATCATCAAGGCCTTTCATTATAGGACAGGCAAAAGGTACTGATAGCGTGTACGCTACAATGCAAGTTGATGTTCCTTTTAAATCCGCGCCAACACTTACTACATCAGGCACTTTTTTTGCAGTTACAGGAGCAGGTTCAGAACCGAGCATCACAAGTTTAGTATTGAATCCGATGGGGGGGACATTGGATTTACTCACATTTGTCGGCACTACAAGCGGATTAACAAGCGGTCAGGCAATAAGAGTAGCCATGAGCGCAAATGCAAAAATCATACTTTCAGCAGAACTATAATTAAAAGGAGGATAAACAATGAAGTATTCAGTATTAAAGGTAGTGAACGGAAATTTTTCAGTAGCAGCAGAGTGCTCAACAGTTAAGCAGGCAATCGTAAACTTCCATAGTGTATGTACTACGCTTTGGAAC